GGTGTTTGCAGCCGTACCGTTCAGACTGACGCTTCCGTCAGGCTCGACGGTAAAGGTAACACCGGCTTCGGTGCGTGAGGATGCGGTATTGCAGATAAGGTTCTTTGCTCCGGCGTTAGTTGCGGCAGTGAGTCCCGATTCCAGCACGCTGATTCTCTCCTCAGCCACTGTCATATCAGACTGGGAGGCTTTTGATGCAACTTCGCCGGAAAGGTCGTCCAGCAGCTCTATGGCTGCATCAAGTTCCTCCGGGGTATGCTCCATTCTGTATTTTTCATCAGCCATTGTTACTCCTCCTCCTTACATATAGCCGCCTGCCGTAGCAGTCCAGTACTTCTCTTCCGTCCGGACCGGTAAGCTGTCCGTAGTCTCCGCGGACTGTAACTTCACAGTTTTCCGGGAAGCTGTCAGTGCTGTAGGAGCAGTTCTCCGGGAGCGACACCTTTTTCAGTCCCGAGTACCGGAAGGACTCTGCACCTATGGACTCTACTCCGTCCGGTATACTTATCCGGGTGAGCAGTTCTGCATACTTAAACGCTCCCTCCTCATAGCTGTATCCTGGGAGCAGCGCATGGGTAAGCGTCCCTCTTTCCGTCCTCCAGTACTGCGCCGGATACGGTGCTGCTATGCAGGTTTCCGCTATGGGCGGCATATCCGGGTTGGCCAGCCCGTCAGCAGTCATTATCCACTTATGGTACAGAAACTCGCCTGTCCCGGAGTTAGTATAAAATGCGTCTGTAACGCGGTCGTACAGTCCCGGTGTGCCGTTGTCCACGGCAGGAACAAAGTCCCTGACCAAAGTACTGCCGTCCCAGATCTTGCAGGAGTACAGGCGGACGTGCGCCCAGCGGTTAAGCTCTATGCCGTTGCAAAATAAATAAAACGGCTCGGAGTTTACAGTAACACCAGATCGTGTGTATGATGTACCGTTAACGGTCAGTGTCTGCCCTGCCGCTGAGGCTGAGCCGGAAATAGTGTATATCTGTCCTACAACAGGCGTTGTATCAGACTGCAAGTTCATGTGTTCTGCGCCGTACTGATGACAGCCGATATGACCATCAAATAGTCCGCACAGGGTAAGTCCGCTGCTCCACGACAATTGTGTCCAGTTACCTATAATATCCTGCTCGTTAGCATTAACGACGGTATAGGATGCACTGATCTCATATGATATACTCCCGGATGCTATCGCAACACCGGTATTTATGTACTGTGTCCCGGTAGACTCTATATACTCTATGTATCTCATTGTTATCCTCTTCCACAGGGGAATCCATGTGTGTGGAGCCACTCTGCATCCTTCATCTGCGCTTCTGTCGCCTGTATCAGGTTTGCACTCACTGTCGCACCGCCTGTCTTGCTTATGTTGCACAGTACGGGGTTGTTTCCAGAGTAATACACATCGGAATAATTCAGCAGAGACACATCAAAAATAGACACATCTGAGTTTGAACCAATTAATATACTGCCCTGCTGACCTACACTTCTGACCTCTCCGGTAATCTCCGAGGATTTAAGGGAGAGAGCGCCCAAACCGGACGCTGTGACCGTTCCTTCAACGTTTATGCTGGTGTCGACGCACGTCAGGTAATCACCACCGAAAATGCTCTCAGAAAACCAGACAGCGATCGAGCATCGCTGACAGTTTACAGAGTCCTTGTACAGATTAAACAGCGTCGAATTGTATAATTCGGCTCTGGAAACCCTCACGTTGTCGAACACTATTATTCTCGAATTAAAGACGTTCTGGAAATCAAACATTTTTGAGTTGCCGGAAATATATATGTTATCGAATGCAAGATTTCTGACAGCTGAATAGCCATCAACGTTTGCTCTCACAAAAACGCCGCCACCGCCGGACATTCTGATATTCTTGATGACGGAGCCGTTTCCGTCAAGCTCAGCGCAAAGCAGACCAATAGATGGTACACCTTCCGGATACCGTTCGTTCATATCCCACTCAGCACCCGAAGGCAGCCTGACGTATGCACCGGCTGTCTCCGCCGCATTTTTCAGCTCGTCCCAGTTTTCCGGGACAAGCGGATCCGCTTGTGTTCCTGCTCCTGTCATTTTATCCTCTCAACTCCTTCTGGTATTTTAACGCTATCGACGTGCTTGTTATGCGTAAAGCTGCTGCCGCCGATGACTGTCACTGGCATACCGCCAAGCCGTGCCGGCAGCCGGATCCTGCTCGCAGTACCGCTGTAGCCGGTCAGCTCAGCCTCTCCGCCGATATCGGCGTAGCTGTAGTCGCCGGGGAATGTGGGATCCGACAGCTCCCCGGTGATGCCCTGCCCGGTAATGCTCATCTCTACTCGCTCCGCATCAGCTCCGCAGATCTCCACTGTGACAGCGTGCGTCCCCTGCTCGGATGTCAGAGGCAGACACAGCTGCACCGTTCTGCACCCGTCAAGATCCTCAGCTGCATACACTGTCTGCATCACTCCGTTATACAGCACATGGACTTCTGATCTTCCGCTGCCGGACAGCACCACTGTCACATACACCGTCACTACAGTCTGTCTCCGGCAGGAATACCAGCACTCACACAGCTCTGTCATGCCTCCCGGCATCTGCTGTCCGGTCTCCTCGGCAGTGAGTACTGCTATCGCACCGGACAGGTCTACAGATGCCCTTACCGACGATCCGGATGCTCCCGACGTGACTGAGCTGTACGTACCGCCTCCGTCCTGCACTGCCGCAGTATGTCCCGCACCGGCTGAGATAAGCGTCTGAGCTCCCCGGAACTGCCAGTAGTCCCCGGTCACAAGAAAACGAGCCGAAGTCCCTGCAACGCCGTCCCTGAGCACTATCATGTCTCCCAGGTCAATGGACGGATCACCATAGTACTGTACCTCGCCCGGAGTCCATATCCTTTCCTTGCTCAGCTCTCCTGCTATGCCGCTGAGCCTGTAGCAGTACTGCCTGTCCACCGACGGCATAGCTCTGCCGCCTGACTGCACGTAAGCAAGGTCATACTCCCCGGACGCTGCCTCACCGTCCTCGTAGGTATCCCAGATGTAGTCATTGCCCGATATCATCAGCTCTGCCCTTACCTGCGCCATACGCTGCCAGGTGAGCGTCGTGGTGTGTCCGTATTCGTCCGCATATCCCGCACCGGTAACAGCGTAGGTATACTCACTCAGCCGTGCAGAGTGACGCATATCCGCAGTCACGGTCAGCTCCGGGGCTGTCCCGAACCGCCTGAACTCTATACGCCCGTACCTGTTGGCACAGGCGAATCCGCCTATGATCTGAGCGATATTCACTACCTCCTGCCGGCAGTTCCTGGCATAGGCAGTTCCCCATGCCTCACCGCCGATCAGCTCCATGATCTCTCCTGGAGTTTGTGCGAATTCCACTCCTGTTTTTTCCGTCACCATACGCATACGGGACGCTATGGTGATAAGTCCGACGGTATTATCATCTATAGGCACATCCAGACGTGATATGCAGTCAACACATTTAAGCTGTACGCTATTGGCGTCACGACGCTCCGGCTGACTCACCGTCCATACTCCGAGAGGGATCTCGTCCTCCGCTCCATCCACGGTAAATGTCAGGCTGACCTCTGCACCGTAAAGCTCATACTCGCTGACTGTTGCAGAGAGCAGCTCCAGCTCAAGAGTGCCCGTGTACATCTGACCGTACATAAAGATCTCCTCGTCCTCTGTACACCTTTTCTCGTACCGGGGAGATCCGCCCAGCGTGGTATCATCCAGGACGATCTCCCTGCCGTCCGCAAGGACTATCCGCCCTGTGATGTGCTGAGGCGCAAAGCTCTCTATCGCCTGTCTGTAGGATTCTGTTGTATGATACATATTCCCTCCTCAGTATTCGATGAGACTGAATCTCAGCACTACCTGTCCCTCATCCCGGAGACTGTCACAATCTCTTTCTCTGTCCGACGGATAGAAATATCTCGTACTGTAGGAAGTGCCGTCCAGAAACGTTACAGGGAAGCGTATCCCTGCGATCAGGGACTCAATTCCGGCGATCTCTGAGGCAGTACCGTGGTACTCCAGATCGAGAGTGGCTATATCCGTCCGTATCAGGTAAGGCAGCATTGCACCTGTCTCACTGCTTCGGCCAGTGGAATCAGAATACAGATCGCTCTTGGTTACTCTGTAACCGCCCTTGCATGGCTCTATGCCCGGCGATGTTCCGTTGATGCTCCTAATCGGACGCATTATCCTCCCCTCCTTGTCTTGTCATCCTTGACTGCCTTCACAGCAGCTCTGCCTATTTCCTTGCCGTCAAGAGTACATATCACAGTTATCTCCTGATGAGCCCCGTCTCCGGCTTCTGCCATAGCGTCTATGACTGCTCTCTTAATAGCACTGACCGGGGATACTATCTCAGTTTCACGCTTGTTGTCACCCAGAACGGCGAGGAACTCTCCGTAGTTCGCCGGTACAACTGTACCCTGCGCAAGTCTCGGTATATGAGGCACTTTCAACTCAGGGATCCACTCAAAGGGGCAGAAACCTGTGCCAAAGAAATCCCAGTTCCGCAGTACCCAGAATGTGGTATTGATCGAATCGAAAGGATCTGCGATCACACTGTTGATTCCGTCAATGATACTGTTGACAACATTCTTGAAGGTCTCTGCAATGCTGCCTGTGATCCCGTGGAAGATCTCTCCGCCTGCGGTGAATGCATCCTTGACCGCTCTCCAGGCCTCCGAGAACTTATCCCTGAACCAGTCTGTAACATGGCTGAAAGCACTTGTTATGCCGTCCCACACACTCCCGAAAAACTGTCCGACTCCGCCGAAAGCATCCTTTATATTAACTACAGCCTCATCGAATCGTCCTCTGAACCACGAACCGACTGCTGCGAATATGGCAGTAATTTCATTCCACCTGTCGCTGAACCATGATCCTATGCCGCTGAAAACACCGGTGATGCCGTTCCACGCCTCTGTGAATCTGTCTCTGAACCATGTGCTGACAATGCTATACACACCAGTTATCTCGTTCCAGCGGTCTTTGAACCACGATCCTATTGACCTGAAAGCATTTTTAATTCCTTTGGCGGCTGCTTTGAATTTATCTGTAAACCATTCACCGACATTTTTGAAGATACCCGACACGACAGTCCATACAGCCTTGAAAAATGACGTAACACCGCCGAATATCTCAACACACTTATCGAAGAACATCCAGAGCCGCTGCTCTATCTCGTCCCATACACCTTTGGCAAAGGCTTTTACCTCGTCCCAATGCTTGACGAGCAGTACGCCTATCGCTATAACTGCTGCTATTGCTGCGACCGCAGCAATGATCGGTAGGTTAGCTGCTATCCACGCAGCAGCATAAGCTGCAAGAGCAGCAGTCTGAGCCACTATCTGGGCAAGCAGTACAGGGAGTGCGGAGATAAGTCCGGCTATTGCCTGAGCGCCGAGAACTATCCCTATAGCAGCCGCTACAGAGCCGATAACAATAATGATGTCTTGCAGCAGCTCCTGATGCCGCATTATCCAGTCCGCAAGACTACTCAGCGCCGAGGAAATGCCCTCCAGAACGCTTATGATGATTCCGCCTGTCCATTTTGCAAGCGGTTTCAGGAAGTTATCAAACAGGAATACCGCAAGTGGTTTGAGCACGGTTATTACCGCATTCAGTACCTTTATCGCCGAAGCAAGAAGTCCGAGAAAAACAGGCAGAGCCTTTTCAACAGTCCACTTGCCAAGAGGCAGGAGAACATTTTTATAGAACCACGCAAGTCCTTCGCCGATATTATCCGTAAGAGGCTTGATGGCTTCAAGGAGATCGCCTATACTTTCAAGCAGCGGTGCAAAATTTATTGTCTTTGCCCAGTCTGCCGTAGCATCCGCTATATCCTTGACTGTACCCGTTATACTGCTGAGGATGCCAAGGATCGCTTTGAATATCCTGACTCCTCTGCCGTTTTCGTTCCACGCTTCCGTGAAGCGTTCGTGAAGCGCCGCGAACGTGCTGAAAATGTCCTTGATTATGTCCAGTATATCAGCAAATATCTTAGCACCCGTGCCGTCATTCCAGGCGGTTCTAAAGGCATCTGTTACAGCGTGGACAGCTTCAAGAAGAGTGTTCATCCAGTCTGCTACAGACTGGACCACCGCCGTGCCTCTTTTACCCTCGTCCCATGCTTCCTTGAAAGCACCTGCAATATCCCCGACTATGCCCAGTATATCACTGAACAGAACTATCAGATTGCCTGCGAAGCGTTCGCCGCTGCCGTTTGTCCAGACCTCTGCTATACTGCCGGCTACGGATTCAAACAGTCCCTTTATGTTCTCAGCGGCTCTCTCAGCGTTGGCGATGAGCTCAGGGGACTTGTCCTCCCATGCGATCTGTATAGGCTCTATTAGCCTGCTGAGCTTTTCTGAGATCTTGTCCGCTGCCTTCTCAGCATCTTTATCCCTGACTACAGGTTCAACATTCGCCGATGTCGCCGATACCGGCAATGCAGCCGTTTTTTCGTCCTGCTTATCGGTTACAGTGTTCATCTTGTCGAAGCTCGCAAGGCTATTTTTCTGTGCCTTTTCAGTTTCCTCGACTGCTGCGGTCAGGTCTTCCTGTTCCGTCACACTTTCTGCAATGTTGGAGGCGACAGCAGCAGTATTCTCTGTTTCCCAGCCAAAAAGCTGAGAAAGAGTGTTAACCGCCGCCTGTGCTTTTTCAAGGAGGACAGCAAGCGCAGCAGTAAGCTGCTTGACTGCATCTGTAGCTATGTGCAGCACAGGCTGTCCCACTACCGCCATAAGCTGCTTCCAGGTCTCTTTCAGATTGCCGGTAACGTTCTCCCAACCGTCAGCTTCACGGGCTGCCTGTCCCTCTGCTCCTGACAGCTTATTAGCCTGCTTGACCATATCCAGCAGAGCAAGCTGCTTTTGTGACTCTGAAAGCTCCTGGAACGATTTGCCGTAGAGCTTCATCGCTGCTGCATTTCTGGTGGTTTCTGTCGCCGAAACACCGAGCGCCGCATCATTTGCATAGTTGCCCTTGAGAAACGATTTCAGTGTCTCGGTCGTCTCTTCCAGAGATCTGTCATAGTAGGCAGCACTGTCCGCAGCGGTCTGCAAAGCCTCTTCCATCATTCCGAGAGCCTGTGAAGACTCCATACCGCTCGCCTTAGCGAAAGCGTATATGGAAGTACCTGCACCTTTAAGACGTGTCACGACTATACCGCTTGCATCGGCTACCCTTTGGAAAGCAGCTTCTGCGCTGTCCTGTAAGCCGCCAAAGGTCTGCACAAGCTGTGACTCTGCCGCATTGACCTCTGCCGCAGTTTCGATCGTGCTCTTTCCAAACCTGAGAAGCTCCCTCACGCCGAATGCAAGTCCTACAGCTGCCGCTACTCCTTTAAGCTGTCCTTTCAGCTTTTCAAGACTTCCGCCTATATTATTACAGCTCGCAGACATGGACTTCTCTGCGGACTTCCCTGCACTTTTGAAATACTTCTTTATCCTGTCGGCTGTTGTTTCCGAGCTTTTTTCTGTATCGCCGAGGCTGTCTCCGACCTTTTCAGATGCACGTTCAGCAATGCCGCTGAAGGTCTCGGATAAACGAGTGAATATGCCCCTTATCTTGTCGGCAGCACCCTCTGCTGTTTCAGTCATTCCTTCAAGCTGCGGAACGAAATATGTTGCATCAGCCTCGATGCCGATCTCAAGCGGCTCAGAAGCGATCTCGCCAAGCTTTATGTCTATAGCGGAAATCACTTCTTCTGCCTTATACGCATCCGCATCAACGATCACGCTTACAGCATGAACATCAGGCAGAGCGGCTTCAATATCCTCAGCCGCATCCAGTGCAGAGGGGATGTCCGCTTCTGCTGATATCTCTATCACATGCGGCTCAGAAGCGGCAGTATCAACAGCATCCGCAGCGCTGACAGCTTCTGAAACGTCAGCTGTGACTTTTATCTCAGCTTCGGCAGAAGGAACAGAACTGACCGCTTTCTTAGCCTTTTCGGCTGCATTTTCAGCGCTGTCAGATACTTTTTCCGCTGTTTTGTCCGCTTTTTTGCTTATTTTATCTGCGTCCTTCTCAAAGCCGTCGGTATTTATCTTTGTATCAAAATTCAGATAGCCGTCTACAGCCATACCCTTTCACTCCTTTCACGGAGCTTCGGGCACGCATGGGTGCGCTGTGAAGCTACTCTATGAATATGTTTTTTGTCTTGCACCGTCGGCAGACAAGGGAGACTGCTCCCGAGAAATCACCCATAAAGAGCAGTCTTCCGCAGCTGCGGCAGCAGTACTTCTTCATCATCCTTCACTACCTTCGCCGCCGCTTGCGGTTCCAGGCGTAAAGGTCTTAGTAGATACGTCCCATGTACCCTTTACACGGTTGCCGTCGTTGTAAATGCTGAACGGCACCTGTACGCCGGAGGTATTTCCTCCCACGGAATTAGGCACGATAATGACATCCTCACGGTAAGCCCAGAGGACTGTACCCTCACTGTTAACAAGTACGTCTACCTTGGTAGTGCGGCAGCCCTGACCTGTTCTGCGGTTATTGGCAATGTCAAGTACCTTTGCCGCAAGTGATTCCGGCACATTATCATCTGCCCTGACGTAGAACGGATCCACATTACTGGATACGTCATATCCGTTATGAGTAACAGTACTCTCGCCGAGGATATTCTTCTCGGTTGTAATGTCAGGGTTAAGATCCTCGTTATACTCCTCCAGATCCTTTCCTATGCGAACATAGCTTGCGGAATTGGTCACTGCTGTTGCAGGATCTCCAAGCGGATTTACGTCTATGTAGTGTGCAAGGAACTTTCTTTCCATTTTATCGCCCATTATTATATCCTCCTATCAGTCAAGCAGAGCACTTATCCTTTCATTCTCTGCCTGTTCTTCTTTGGTGTATTTTCGTTTGATCTCTACCAGGCTTTTATGCTCACGGCAGAACTTTTCTTCCCATTTTTCAAGTTTTTCGTGTTTTGCCTTTTTCTGGCGGATGTGCAGCACCTGTGACAGCAAGCCGTCACCGATCTCGCCGAACAGTCCGAGAAAAGACCACCAGTGTAGATATGGTACGGCTCTTGTTTCAAACCCTGCTGCCTTATTGACCGCAGGGAAGATCATGTGTTCATCCTGTTCCCAGTCGATTATTTTTCCGGGACTTTCTTTTTCCTCCGGTATGTCCCCTCCGCCTGCGAACCAGTAGGCTTTGACTGCTGCTTCCTGCATATCCTTCAACGGTATGGATCCGGGATCTTTATACAGGTTGTTAATACAGACCATGCACTTTTCCTCATTCGTCAGCTCCGGATCTCCAAAAGCCGCATATATATTCAGGATCACTCTGAAATCAGAATTGATTTCGTATTTTCTGCCGCCTACCTCCAGTGATGTGGGGAGCTGACCAATCATGTGAGCTGTGATGCGAGCTGAGCGAAAAGCTCTTTCTTCTGCTCGGCGGTCATATCAGACAAATTCGGCATAGGCGCTCCGTAAGGCTTAGCAAGTGCGGCAACCGGAGTTACCTTCGGAGCGTCCATATACTTCTGCACCTCGGGACGTATCCCGGGAACGTCTATCCTTTTTGTCAGTCTGAGAGCGTCTATGTCCTTCTTCAGCTCGGGTATAAAGGCGTCGAAAAACGCCTCATACAGTGCTTTTCCGCTGTTGGTGGGCGTGAAAAGGCTCGCTCTGCCGAAAGCAGGTGTGCATATGTCTATGCCGAAAGCGTCGTTGAATATCGTTCTGAGCTCGGCATCTGCCTCTGAAAGTTTCTCCGGAGACATCTTCCTGTACTTACTATCCCATTCATCGGTCTTTTTCATAGCTTCCTTCACCCTCTGCATAAGGTTCGGATCAAGCTGGAGCCTTATGACTCTGTCAGGATCATCACCGATCTGATACTCCTTAAAGCCTTCGTCAAAAATGATCTTCTTCATGTTCATTCCTCCTTTATTACGGTGTATTCAGCTATTATCTGAAGCTGATACTGCACTCCGTCAAATTCGTTTTCCTGCGGTACGCTGATAAGCATACCGTTAGCTGCTGTGATTTTTTCAAGTTCCCCTGTATATGTGATATCTCCGATAGCTGTCTCAACTTCACAGCCGATCTGTTCTTTCAGCCATGTGCCTAATTCAAGCAGTGCTGTGCTGTTGCTGAGCCTTTCATAGTCATTGATACTGCTGTAGGTCGTATACAGCATGAAGCTGTGCTGCCGGAGCTGATTACCGAGAATGTCCTCGCTGATAAGCTCGTCTCCGGTAGAACTAAGTCCATAGCTTGTCGGCTCAGGATCGGCAAAGTCGATGTGTACCTCGTTGCATACCTCTGATATCTTCGGGAAGCTCTCCAGTATTGAGCGTACTGTTTCGATTATGTTCATTTCGCCTTACCTCCCGCAATTGCAGCCGCTCCCCGGAGTATAGCCTGCCTGTGCGTTTTCTTCATGACCTCGAACCATAGCCTTGTTCCGTTAGGATTTCCTCCGTGTGGAGGCTTATGATTTTTGATAGCGTAGTAATCGCTGCGCGCTTTCGGCGCCGTGTATACGATAACGCCGGGCTTCTGTATGGCGGCTGAGTCTCTCAGCTTGCCGGCGTTGCTGTATCTTGGGAGTGCTACAGGGACATAGGGAGTCATTTTTTCTACGCATTGTTCGTCAACATAGTCCTGTGCTGCTGCAAAGTGCTTCTTTCGCTGTATCATGGACCTTTTGTCCCATACCAGCTTGACCTCTGCCATACGATTCCCCCTATCCGGCAGTTATCTCGTAGTCCGGGAGACGCCCCACGGAGCTGCGGACAACGTTTTTCGCCACAATCAGGTCACCTCCGGAACGAAGCTGCTGCACTCCGTCGGATACAGCCTGTTGAGATGAGGCGTCAATAATGACCTCGCACACGCCCGGAACGATAAGGTCACCAGCCTTGGGTGCGTAGCCCTCTGAGTTGTTCACGCCGAAGACAAATATCTTCGCAGTGCCGGCTACTCTCACACCGTCCTTTTCCACTGCCCTGCCTCTGCCGTCATAAAAATGCACGCCTTCAAAGACGTGCCTCTGAAATGTATCCTTTTCGTAGATCGTGCAGTCGCTGTTGCTGCAAATGTACTGGACGTGTACATTCATTCCCCAGGCAAGAGGGATATTCGCTTCAATCCCCTGCTCAGGAAAACCTATAGTCCGAAACTCTCTGCCGAAAAACCTGATTTTCCGGTCAAGCCAGTCATGAGTATCACCCTTGGGGATGCCCAGAACGAACTCTGCAACATTCTCCCCGCAGCAGCTTCCTGAAGAGGGACTCCCGATGAGAACATTTTCCACTGTTTCTGTGCCGTCGTGAGTTACCAACCGGATCTCAGTCCCCTGTATCATCTGCATGATATACCTCCAGTCCTCCGTAAGTCTGCCGCAGGATACCCAGGCTCTTCAGCTCGTTACGCAGGAAATACAGTGACTGTCCTGCATTGAGATAGGTCATTGACGCAGAGTAGCCCAGACCGCCCTGAGAGATCTGTGATACAGCAGCGGCAGAGCTCTCACTCACTGAGCTGAGCGCCCTCATCGTTGCCTGTATCACCATACTCTTCACCAGCTGTCTGTAGTCCTCGTCGTTACCGATCATGCTGTCCAGTTCCTTGCCGTACTTCCTGGCAGTTGATCTCAGCATGGAAGAGGCATCAGAAAGCAGAGTCTCCGCTGCCTCCTGCTGCTGAGCTGTCAGTGAGTAGCCCCGTGCAATAATATCACTTACTCTTGCGTACACCTCTGCCATTGTTTTTCTCCTCCTCAGGCTCCTCGTCAAGCTCCCCGTCCGGCTCCTCCTCAGTGCCGTCAACAAGCTCCCAGTCAGGAGAAATAAGCTCAGAGGGGATCTCTATCTCCGCACCTGTGCGAATATTTCTGTACCTGTTCATAGTCCACCTCACGCAGAAGCCACGATACGAGCGAAAGACGCTGCATCGAGGATTCCCCAGCCGATGTATGCTTCTGATCTGAGGCAGACCTGGTTTTTCCGCTTGAGGTCTCCAAGACCGTCAGGATCACCGAACTCGATGACCTCAAAGGTGATGTCCTCAGCATATCCCCAGCGGAATGCGTTCTCAAAGTCGCCCACGATAGCACGGTCAACGCTGCTGCCGAAGGGAACGGTGGTGTTGATGTCTGCGGTCATGCCGCCGAAGTTTCCAGGATTTGCACCGAAACGGAACTCAGGATAGATAGGCAGATGTGAGTCCGCTGCCTTCATGGATCCCAGAGCGGAGCCGAATGCCGGCGCCATTGCGATGCCTGTGATAATCCCTTCAGTCGCCTGGATCACAGCTACAGCGGAGTCTACGTTATCATCAGGCGCAGATGAGTCGAATGTGACTGTGGCGGTCACCTTCTTGTCAAAGCAGTTGTTGCCGATAAGAGCGGAGGCTGTATTATCCGCAGGATTAACGCCGTGGAAGCCACAGATGTCGATAGCACGTGCAATCTTCTTTGCGAATCCGTCACTGAATGCGTTGAGATACGGGAGCTGAGCCTGCGCCGACATATTGATATACTCGTCGGTGACACGGTGCTGGTAGATCACCTTGATAGGCATGATAGATACGGAGTTGGTGTCTGCATTACCGGCAGGCTTGTTCTCACCCTCGCCCACGATAGCAGCTTCACCGTCCATGGTAAATACGAAAATCTCCTTGCCGGCGAAGGGGATAGGCTCCGCATCACAGAGCTTTGCAAGGGTAGAATGTCCCTTGACCTTGTTGAACATTTCCTTAGCCAGCTCAGGCTTGAATTTTGTTCCTGCTGTTGTTATTGTTCCCATTATAGGTTTCCTCCTTATTTCTTCATTTCAGACAGCATTTTCAGCTGTGCTGCTTCAATGGGGTTATCTGTTGTGTAGCCTTCTGATGCTGAGAACTTAGGCGTTGCCTTTGAGGATTTGGAGATGATCTGAGAAAGATGCTCTGCGTCTTTCTTCACTGCCTCTTCATCAGCTCCGGAGAGCTTCTCAGCCAGTTCCACCGGGAGCCCTGCTGCAATAGCCGCCTTTATGCGGAGAGCTTTCAGCTCGCTCTCCTGCTTCTGAGCGGTGAGCTCGTCAAGCTGCTTCTGGTGCTCTTCAGGTGAGATCCAGCCCTCAAAGCGAGCCTCGGTCTCAGCGACTGCTGCATCAACAGCACTCTGCAACGCAGCGTCAAGCTCCGCCTGAGTGGTGATAGGCCTAAATTCGTTGTCCATTTTCTTTTCCTCCTTTTTTGGTAAGTATTTCTTTGCGACTCCGGCATTTATCTGTGCCGGAACAGCTACAAAGCTCCATTCGTAGGCGTCGGTTATGCCATCAAGTATATGGTAGCACACCTTTCCGTCATACTCTGTACCCTTCTTGTGCTCGCATGAGCCGCCGAAGACATCTGCTCCGCATATTGAGCAGACCTTCCTGGTAGAGGAGCAGCTAACAGAGACTTCCTTCTTGATGCCGGCGTCGATCTCTGCAATAAGATCCTTATTCCCGGCAGTCCGCACCATATAAGCGTCAGCTCTCAGTCTCTTATACGGTGAGCCGTATGAGGTGAGTTTTTCCGTGTCTGTCTCCAGAGTGACGTCGTAGATCCGGGCTGACTGATTAGCAGCGCTGGGGTCGTGATCAATAATACCGGTCTTTCCGACGAACAGCTGTGCCAGCTCATCCAGAGCTTCATCGGAAAATCTCTCACAATCTCTGTCGATCTCATTGTCACAGAGTATCACCGGGAAAGTGTAGAGTTCCTCCTCTTTCAGCTCACGGCGAGAAAATCTGCCGATCTTTTCAAGAGTTTCCTTGTCCATTTTTTCCTCCTTAGTAGTTGATTATCTGACGTTTCTTTTCCTTGGTGCCGGCACAGACCCAGTGTGCAAGTGACACAGCCTCCACCAGGGAAACGTCAGCGCCTTCAAGTATTGATTTGTAACCAAAGCCGCCGTTATTACCTACAGCCCTGTGCTCGCAGTTGGAGACCGCCTGAGTCAGCGAAGGCTGTCCTGCATGGCACACTGCCCCGGAAAACAGCTGCTTCTCAAAGAGCGTGTTTGCCTCCACGATTTCTGCAACCTTTGGCAGCACGGCCTTACAGTGTACATCAGCTTTCTTCATATCAGCGGCAAGTATGCTCTGACTGCCCGCTCCGTCGATGACCACCTTTGCCGCTCCTCTTGCCCTGAGAAATGCAATTATCCAGTCATTGCCCTCACGGACGCTCCGGCAGTCCACACCCTCCACGAATATCATGTCCCCTGTGGTCTTCACAGCAACAGCCAGAGAGACATTTGCTGTAACCATGGAGTATTTCACGCCATAGAAAAGCCGCACAGGGCTTTTCAGCTCCGGCGGCTTACTGATCTTATAGCTTTCCCACTCCTCAAGACTTATAGCAGACTTCTGGTTATAGCTCAGCCAAAGTCCCAGACGCTGGATATTGTCGTCCACCTGATCATCACCAAGCTCACTGCGGATAGTTCGCTCAGTGAGGATATATCCCAGGGACGGATTGGTCTCATACCACAGCTCCGGATCGTGAGCATCGGACAGCTCCTTCACAGCCCACTCAGCCCAGCCGGTATCCTCTTCCTTGCCGATCAGAGTTGATCGGCGCAGTTTCAGGAATACAGTTCCTGAGGAGACTGCCGTGGGAGGAGTTCCGCACATAAGTGTCTGAGGATTCTTGCTGTCGGTGACGACGTACTTCAGAGCGCTCTCCTGGTCGGCGGTGTACTCCTGAGCCTCGTCGATGATGAGCAGGTCGTAGCCCTCGCCCAGACCACCCTTGCTTGAACGTGTGCGGAAGTTGATGACGGCACCGGTGGGGACTCCGTCCTCCAGAAACTCAATGTGTTCCAGTCCCATTTGCTTGGTGGTCTTGAAATCCTTGCCCTCGACGTAGCCTGCCTTGGTCAGACGGTCGATGCACTTCTCCCAGGCATTGTGTGAGGTAGTTGTCCTGTGAGCGGTATAGAGTACTCTCTCTTCATGAGTCAGTCCCCAGACTGCACGCATGACCAGGATCTCACTCTTTCCGTTTCGGCGAGGAATGCTCCAGCCGAACTTCATGTGAACCCACAAGCCTTCCTCGTTCACCGCCATGATGTCTTCCAGCATCAGCTCCTGCCAGGGCATTGAGCTGCGGTCGGAGCTGTTGTAGATCGCGATGGCTTCCGCTCCCAGTGATCTGGCGTAAGGCAGCACCCTCGATGACGTCGGAGTCTGCCGCCCGTATCGCTTATCCGTCAAAGAGACTTCCAGTCAAAGGTTTGCGGCAGCACACGGTTTGAGATGACCTCCACGGCTTTGCCGAAGTCCTGAACGGGAGCGAGCTTGTCGGACTTTAGCCGGTTGCAGGTCATGTGTGCAAGCTGCATATTGCTGATGTCAGAAGGGTGTCCGCCCTTTGACACGGGAATGATGTGGTCAATGCAGGGCGACATCGGATCCGGGAACTTTATCCGGAAGTCCACTGGCTTGCCACAGATACCGCAGACCTTCTGTGTCGCAAAGATCTTCTTTTTGTTTGAATTGAACTGCGCCCTTTGGGTGCCGTTGTGGTCAGGGCGCAGATTTGGCTTTGCCATAGTGTCACCTCCGGGTATAAAAAATGCACCCTTTCAGGTGCTCAGTGTTCTTTCAGCTCAACGCAGAAAACATGGTCAAAGTTGTATATGCCGATCCAGGCGCCTTTCAGCTTTACGATTATCGCCTTGCCGTCATAGGCGTAGTCGTCCCATTCCCCTTTGCCGTAGGAGATAGTTTCGCCGCTCTTGAACGTGATCTCTATTCTGTCAGCGCTTTCCATTTTCTCACCTCCTTCAAATGGGTATAAGAAAACCGCTCTCAGGTGAGGGCGGTTTTCATCTATTCATTTTTTGGTATCATAAATGGGCATTCGCATCTATCATCAATGATATTTTCAGGAATGCCAAATTCATACATAATGCAGTATTGAGTGTCAATTGGCTGTATATCATTAAACACCTGTTTTGACGCATTGAAATCATCTGAATAAATTTCACATTTTTTACACTGCTCCATGCTCCAGCACTCCTTTCACCATATCATTGATGTACTCAGGCAGTTCTTCACCTAAATGGTACATTGCAAATGTTTCAGCAAAGAATTCTTGCTCATCGCTCGAAGCATACTTTGAAATTTTATAAATATCGCCTGTTGATTTAGCTTTTTGATATGCTTCATTTACCAATCGCCTTAATTTTATGCCTTCTTCCGAATAGCAATTCGGATTAGCAAGTTTATTATTAATTTGCCCGAAATACTGATCCGCTATAATATGCCCATATTCATGAGTAATAGTTTTCTTGGTGTCAATACCATTACTAACACTCCAACGATCATATTTCAAACTTTCTTCAAGTTGTTTGATAGTATTATCATATTTCTTTTGTAAAGATGCTGGCGCTTTTGTTCTTGCAGCCTTCCATTTTTTTAGAGAACTTATTGTTTCTTTTCTGAATTCGTCAGAAGGTTTGCCTAAAGTTCCAATAAGTGGATTAATAGATAATGACGCGCAAGAAGAACGTGCGCTTGAATTTTTTAATTTGCTGTTACTCGTTATTATCTCTAATTTATTCGTAGGGTATAATCTATTAAGTTCTGTTAACGTCTCATTGATAATATTAACATTATCAAGCGATAGACCGCTATAATTTACAGTGTCAGCAAACTGCCTTCCATATTGCTCAGCCTCTGCTATTGTTTTAGCAGGAATAAACTGTTTTTCCTTATCTTCTATTATACCACTTTCCCCAGAATTGTCAATAGACGAACTGTTAAATCTAAGCCCTCTGATCTGTGCAAGATGCTCCTGCTCCAGCCTGTCCGCCTCCTCCTGGGAGAAGACCTTCGGCGGTGGGGCTCCGGCTCCTGTTTCTGGTGCTTCCCAGCTCCGCTTGCTCCAGACGTCCTGCCGGAAGCTGCCCTGCTCAAAGGTGACAGTGCAGGTGCAGTTGTCGTGTCGCTTGAACATATCCTCCGGAATCTCTTCGTACTTGTACCGCCCTGCCATGCCGGAGCACCAGGGGCAGCTTGCACTGCCCACAACTCTCGTGATGTAGCACTCATACCCGGCATCGCTGCGGAAGGCTGCATTCTCCTCCACAAAGTCGTCATGAAAGGAGTTCGCAACGTTAGCAGCACTGCTGCTTGCCCTGCGCTGGATAATCTCGTCATCGGAGTTAAGATCAACCAGGGAATGTGCAAGCTGCTGCACTCTCTCCGCCGGGAAAGCTGCGTGCCGCGGGTTCATGGCTATGCCTGCTATCTCGTCTATGCTCCTCATGACCTGCTCACAGACCTGATTGACGTCACTGTAGCGGTCCAGGAGCAGCTGTGTACAGACACCTTCACGGTCACTGAGTCCAAGCACCTCTTCGGAGAGCTTCTGCCCCATGATCTGAGCACAAAGCCGAGAATACTTGGCAGACTCCGACAGAGTTGCAGTTCCCTGAGCGATCTTCTTCCGCAGCGCTCTCAGATGCGGATCGAAGGCGATACGGCTCTCGATCGCAGCGCTGAGCTGCTCATACTCAGTCATTGTCGCTCTCCAGACCGGTCAGGCGGTGAACTCCCCGTGCGCCGATGAATCCGGGAACTGCCTGATTTACCTTGAATATAGCATCGCCTATAGCGCCAATTGCAGCAGCATCAGGCTCGAATATAGGAGCCCAGGCAACACGAGTTTTGGCAAATGCGTAGCGATCGTATGTCTTGTTATCCCTGATACACGCTGCAAGATAGCCGGCGTTGACAAAGGCTGTACTGTATGTGCGCTGAGCCTTTCGGGCTGTCAGCCTGAGTCCCTCATGGCTTGCTCTTATAGCGTCGAAGTTTGAGGGATTCGCCGTGTTGAATCCCAGGTCGTCCAGAGTCAGACCGGTCTCACCTGCGAAGATCGAGGCGAAGGCTTTAAGCTCCTCCACATAAGGAGTCATTGACTGCTGCTGAAACTGTCCCACGATGGGCTTGTCATTGTCCTCGTCCTTACGGAAGTCCAGAAAGTCTGACATCGAGGCTGCACGGTTGTTGAACTGAGCGTTCTCTGAAAGTCCCAGAACATACTTCTGCGGATAGCTATAGTACTCCGAAGAGACCTCCATTCGCCGGAACGTGCGGAGAACTCCCTGTGTGACGTCCATGCAGGCTCTTGTGATCCGTGAGTGACCAAAAGGACGCTTGGCATCAGGGCGGTAGATAACAGGCACCAGAAGCGGATACGGTGCCGGATGATCGAATGTCAGACTTTCATCGAGTCTGCCATTGACATAGTACATGGTCTTGTGTGGAAGCATATGCGCCTCCAGCACCGGCTCGTTATTCTTTCCTCGTTCAAGCACGGCATAGCCTTCGGTGAGCATATTGTTGGTGGTGTCGATCTCACCGGTGGCATTCCCACCATCAATCACCTGTATAGTGGGATAGCCGCTGTCATTCTTGCCGATGTAGAGGAAGCTACACGACGAGATCAGCGAGGACAGGACGGAACTGTCGAAAAGAACGCCCGAATTGTTAAGCTCATAGATCTGTCCAATCCGGAAGTCATCATTGTCGATGCCATCATAGATGATACGGTCGGCGATGCTGTCCACAGCCTTGGCACACCAGCCCAGGCTATAGGCCAGCCAGCGGAACTCCGCATTGACTCGCAGAAGATCTTCCGCAGCAGCTTTCATGTCGTAGTATTTATAGCGCAGGTCCACTCTGCACTGCTTGTTTTTCAGCTTTTTTCTGAGGTACTCGATACCCTTTTCCATGGAAAGTTTTCCTTTCAGCGAGAAATTTGAGCAGTGACGGGGGAAGTCCCGGCTCTGTCTTCATGGGGGTGCCCTCCCCCCTATGGCAACAGAAAACCGCTCCGGTAATCCGGAACGGCTTCTGGGGTGTGTGGTCAACTCTTTTCAGGGGAAGAAAGCGAAGGCGGAGCGACTGCGCCGGAGAGACACCGTGAACCATATGGAGAACCCGGCGCAGGAAAGTCACGCTCTTCTTTCCGCCTGCTTTCATGTATACAGCATACCACATATCAGGTGGGACATTCAAGGACATTTGGTGACATCTTTTCGATTGCCTTTTTAACTTTGCGCTTGATAGTCCTTGGATCATATCCGAGGTTTTCGGCAGTCTGCTCTATCGTTTCAAAGAGCAGATACCTGTGTATTAACACAGCCTCAAGGTCGTCGTCCTGAAGATCTGATATTGCATCGTATATCTCCGCCGAAACGTTGACAGCTTCAGCTTTCTGCTTAATGGCTTTCCGTTCCATCTCTGCCAGCTTCAGCAGCGCATTTTCTGTACCGTTTTCAGCTCCGTCGGACTTTCCCTTATCAGTACACTCTGACGCTCTTGAAAGCCCCTCAGCACGTTCCCTGCACTGCGATACGAGCATATCAAGCGCCTTCGCCTTCTTGTCAGCGTAGAACGCCCGGTTCAGCCAGTGCCGCAGTTCAAGTTCTTTCTCTGTCATATCACTCCTCCTCTATCATGCCCGCCAGCTTCAGGAGCTGAGCGGCGGCGTAGATCTGTTCTGGTGTAAGCCGTGACTGCTGCCGTAGAGTCGCTACCTCCGCCCGAAGCTCCCGGACTGTTCTGCGGAGCTGTTCGTTTTCGGCTTCCAGACGCTCCAGTCTCTGCCTGTCCTCTTTGCTCTGCTGACGATGCTCCAGCCGGAATCTTGATACCCTGAGCCTTGTGGACTCCAGTTCGGCAGACTTCTTGCACTCGTCACAGTATTTCCGGTTCAGGAGTCCGAAGTAATCCCCGGTCATATAGTTGCCTATGTATGCCCCGCACCGCTGACACACCCTGTCCCCTTTCATCTTCTCCCCCTCGTCCCCGTTACGTTTCCGTTACCGTTACCGTTTGTACGTCTGCTTAGCTCGTCCATTTTTTCCGACAGGGAAGTGGTGAGCTCTGAGTACCTCTCCCCTGCCAGTCTCCTCAGCTCCTCAGTTACCTGTGAGCTGCCATCGGCATACAGATCCAGCTCTCGGGAAGCACCTGAACCTGAGTTCCAGCGGAGCGTCAGTCCCTGGAGCTGATACGGATTTGCCAGGTCAACATCGGTCATAAGCTCCTCACACTCCCGAGCCTGCCTGTTTATGTAACTGAGTTCCTCGATGCGGTCGGCGACCTCCGGATCGTAACGAAAATCACGGCGTCTTTTTCTTCTGAGCCACCTTTTGAGCTCCCATACCGGGAGCACAATGTACAGCACTGCCACTACGACGCAAGCAGCTGCCAACTCGATGTCAGTCATCGTCTCCGCCTCCTTTTCCTCCGGCAAGAAGCAGTACCGCAAGCACCGCCGCTGTACTTCCGCTGAGCACACCTGCTATAAATATCATCAGCATCTTATCCCCTCCTGAATTCCGGGCAGCGGAACACTCTGTATGAAACTATTCCCCTGCCGCCGTTATTGAGCCTTGTTTTCTTTGCCTCCCAGCCATATACCGGGATATTAGCCCGCGACCAACTGCACCCTGCATCCGTGGCATGAGCACAGCACCAGCACAGTGAGTCTCCCACCGGCTTCTTGTTATCCACTCCCCTGCACTCTGCCTCGTACTGTCTTCGGCGGCACTCATCGCAGTAGTATTCGCAGGTCTTACACTTACCTTGCAGCATAAGATCACCCCCCTCAATTATCAGCCCTGATAATAATAGCCTTGTGCCAGTGCTGTGCATAATCCTCTTTGCTCCGCTTGAACTCCTCTTCAAGTTCGGGAACTGTGTCCGCAAAATCGGAAAGATAGTCCCATAGATCTTCTTCAAATTCTTCCCTGTCGTCGTAGATCCGCTCGTCGTTCCACGGGCACTCATAGTCAAGTACCTCGCCGACTCCGCAGCGCACATCCGTACAGTATGTCCAGTACCAGTCTGAGGATGCTGCCTCCTGACCAATCATAACTACGATAGGCAACTCAGGATTCTCAGCTATCAGCTTTCTCAGTTCCGTGCTGTCCTTGATTATATTTGGATTGGTCATATTTTACTCCCTTCCCACGATCTTAACGATCCTGTCGTAAAGCTCATTTGCCTTGTTCTGAGGTTCATAGTGTGCGAAAAACGCCTTCCGCAGTATCGGTCTCAGCTCACAGAGCAGCTCTTTCAACGCCCTGTTCTCCGCCTCGTACTCACTGATCTGTCTGCACTCGTTCCAGTGCTTGTCCTCGACCTCAGAGAGATTTTTAGCGCCCTCCTTGTAGCCTTCACGGTAAGCGAAGGCTGATGCCTCCATAAGAAATTCATGTGTAGCCATATTTCCTCCTCAAAAATCGTTTGTAAATTCCTCGTAGATTGCGTTATAGTCAGTCTCCTGCTTCTTTCCTGCGCCATCCTCCTCTATCCACTTCCGGATAACAGCGCTGTAGTCCCTGTATGTGCGTCCTGTACTCTGCACATGACAGTCAACCCTGTCTATGTATTTATCAACACACTCTTTTCCATAGTTGTTAATAAGTTTATCCATCTGCTCCTGAGAAAGACTTACATTCCCATAGCTTCCCCAGGTGCGTGTTCTTTCTTTCCCCCTTTCTTTAAATCTTTCTTTAATATTTTCTTTATATGTATGGTTCCCGTTTTCTGGAACTGTAGAGTTCCCGTTTTCTGGAACTGTAGAGTTCCCGTTTTCCGGAACTGTAGAGTTCCTGATTTTGGGAACTGTTCCTGTTTTGGGGAACAGTAAAGTTTCACAAGATTCAACAGCCCATTCTTCGTAATTTTTCACAATAGAAACAGTCTGTGGTCTCGTCCCTTTATTTGGGTGTAGCTCAATAATCTTATTAGCCGAAAGTCTTTTAAGAGCTTCCGATATATGATTTTTTCTGATCCCCACTGCCTCCGAAATCTCGGACAGCGGCATCTCCGCATATGAGCGGTTGAAGCCGTAGGTGCGGCGGATTATGTACAGCAGTATCCGCAGCTCACTTCCGGACAGATTCGTCCTGCAAACCGCTTCAAGAAGCTCGTTAGCTATCCTGGTATATCCTTTTTCAAGCTGAGGATCTGCCATGCTGATCCCTCCTTATCTGCATATATTCTTGGTTTCCAGCCAGAGTATGACCTTCCTCTCAAATTCAAGCCTCTGAGCATCGGACAGTATTCTCTCACCGAGCTTTAGCTTGTACCGCTCGTACATCGGGCGGATCAGGGGATGATTTACGTTAAGCTGGTAGCCTGACGGGTTGTCCCTTGCAAATATACTCTTCTTTTCGTCCTCCCGGATCCGTGAATATTTATCAACGGTCTCCATCGACATTTTTCTGCCCATAATCCGCCTCCAATCAGAACGGAACGTCATCTGCGCTGAGAAGCTCCTCAAACTCCGATGTCAAACCATATGAAAGCTGCTCCTGTGCCGGTCTCTGAGCAGTCGCCGGTGCTGCCGACTGAGCGTAGCTCTGAGCCGGTGTCTGATACGTGCTGCCGCCGCCTGATTCCTGCTTGGATCCTGCAAACTCAGCGTTATCTACATAAACGTCTGTTGTGTAATGAGTAATATCCGGATGAGTCTTGTCCTTGTAGCTCCCGGTGCGGAGAGTGCCCTCCAGGGCTATCATCTGTCCCTTGGAAAAGTACCGGGAAATGAACTCCGCAGTCTGTCTCCAGGCAACGCAGGATATAAAATCCGCATCATACTCTCCGGACTGGTTTTTGAATCTCCGGTTCACCGCCACACTGAACCGGCAGGAGCTGACTCCGGATTCCGTTGTTCTCAGCTCCGGATCCCGGGTGAGCCTGCCTATAATGATGACTTTATTCATCGCTTACCTCCTTGCTGAGGTCTGCTTCCGGTAGTTATGCCAGTACCAGAAGAAGACCTCAAGTATTTTCTGTGCTGACCGTCTCGGATCCGGAACGAACTCCACAGCGAACCCGTACCGGTTCCCGCACTTCCAGGACTGTAGAGTGCTGTATACCGTTTCCCCGATGTTTCTTACCTTTCGTCCCTGTCTGTCCGCAGTCAGCTCTGGCAGCATATATCCTTTCAGATGCTCCCACCCGGAACAGTTTTCCAGCAGGAGCGTCGCCTGCCGCACATTCTTAGCCAGGCTGTCAAGCTCCTTTTCGATGCGCTCCCGGTCAGAGGTGATGTTGCCATACAGCTCATCCACGTCCGCCTTGCGCTCAATCACGCAGGCGCGGGAGAACTCCTTATCCCCTACCCGGAAGCTGTAGTCTCCCAGGTCGAGCTTCTGAGTCTCAAACATGATGCCGAGGTTCTCAAATACTCCTGTAATATGGCCGTTGACCTGTTCACGGGTATCCACCAGTATCGTGACCGCCTTCATAAACTCCTTTTTCTCATCCTTCGTCGCCATCGTACACCTCCAGTTCTTCAAGATAGTTCACAGGACCGGTCAGCACCTCAGTAAAGCGGCAGAATGAACAGTTACCGCAGCGCTGCGGAGTCAGACCGCCGTCCTTGATACGCTGCATCCTTGGCGTGAGGGTGATGACCTCGGACAGTCTGTCGTCAAGGACCTCGTCCGGTATCCAGTAGATACGCAGCTGCGGTTCCTTCTCCTTCGTTATGGCTGCTATGTAGAACGGCAGCACCTTTCCGGTATTCTGCCGGACTATCTCACGGTATATGGCACCCTGTACCGTATATCCCCAGTAATCTATGAAGTGCTGCCGGCACTCCTTCTCCTCATTCCATAAAGACTTAAAGTCCCTGACGCACTTCAGATCTACGATGCAGCTGTCCGGGTGATAGCTGTCGATCTTGATCTTATAAGGCGAGCCGGCTATCTCTCCCACCATGATGACCTGTTTCTCTCCGGCCATATACCGGGAGAACAGCTCGTCACGCTCTGCACGCTGTATCATGTACTCCGCGTGCTTGTACTGGGCTTTCAGCTCTCCGGAGCGTGTGAAGAGCTCCGGATGCTGTGCCTTGAATATATCGAGGGTTCCTTCATAGTGTGCATCAACGTAGGATCCGATGAGGAGAGCGTCAGTGACCTCTCTCTGATACTCGCCGTTCAGCTCAGCCAGAGCGGCAGACTCACACCTGAGGAAGCTCTTGAACTGTGAGCTTCCCAGATACTTCCTGTTGTTCTCCGGCGAGAAGTAGTTCTCCTCGGTCAGGCTGTGCGGTATCATAAGCAATGCACCTCCATGACGCTGTCATCTGTTGTACGTGTGGCTATGAACTGCACGCCCTTCTCACGGCAGCGGGAATAGAGCTTTTCACGGTTCTCGGTGGTGAGCTTCTCAGTACCGTCGATGAGGATTATCTGAAGGCCATTCGGCTTGGCGAGGGTAACGTCTACGCAGAGGGAGAGCTGCTCGCCCTCGGAAAGATTGCCGACGGGGAGACCGTGAACGAGCGGGATTCCGTTCTCAACGGTGAAGTCTTCTATCGGGATAGTAGCCGTTGAAAGGATCTCTCCGGGAAGAGTACGGGCAAGCTCGATCTTTCTTGTGTACTCCATCGACTTCCTGGACAGCGCTTCAAGCTCTGCCTGCATAGTCTTCATACGCTTGTATTCGGACAGATGAGCCTTCATAGCCTCAGCGTTGTCGATAGTGGCCTGCATTTCTGAGCAGTCAACGGGCTCCTGGCCGATATACTCATCAGCTGCGCCCATATCTGCATCGAGCTTTGCCCTGGCTGCCTGGAAGGTACTCTCAGCAACGGCCTTTCTGTCCTCAAGTCTTGCACCAAGGCCGGAGAGCTTGTCCTCTGCCGCTCTGATCTCCGCCTTCATGCGCTCGATATCCGATGTGATACGCTCACGTTCCTTAGTGATAGCCTGTTCCTCGGCGGAAATGGTGATCATCTTATCAGCTTCGAGCTTACGTATCTTTGCGTCGTAGCTGCTGCGGAAGATCTTCGCACGCTCTATGCGGTTGTTATGCTCCTTCGCTTCTGTGAGCTTCCTGTAAGCATCGCCAAGGTCGTAGGTCTCCCACTTATCCGCATTGTATTCAGCAGGGATATCCTTGGAAATATCGGCAATGAACGCCTGCTTGTTCCTGATGTCACGGTTCACATCCTGACGTGCCTTGAACCAGTCGCCGTTCTCTGACTGGAGATCACTGAGCACCTGAAGGATGTTCTGACCATAGTCTACCCAGTCCGGCACCTCGCCGAATTTCTCCTGGATAAAGCTCAGATCCCACTCGAAGTCAATAAGGTCCAGAATAGCGCGGTTCTTCTCCTTCTCAGTCATCAGAGTGAAGGCGACCGGATCAAGCTGGAGCGGAGAGAAGAGCTGCCGGAGGAAGTTCTCAGGCGCCATAATCTCTCTGCCGTTCTCCTTGACGGACTTGTAATCTGCCTGTTCCGTGCGCTTCCGGCGGTCGATGCTCAGACCTGTGTCAGTTTCGATGAGGATCTCACCCTCGGTCTCACCCTTGCGGACGATGATGTTTCTGTCGGACTTGTTCGTCAGAGCGTAGCGGATAGCGTCAATAACTGACGTCTTGCCGGCACCGTTCGCTCCTGTGATCTCGACCGATCTGTCGTCAAGCTCGATCTCTGTGATGCCGAAAAGGTTCCTTATCCTGATCTTGGTTGTTCTCATGTATTATTTCCTCCCTTGAATGGATCGGGCGCTTTCTGCGCCTCAATTTTTGCTTTGGCTGCTGCTGCACATTCCGCGCAGAGCTCTTTGCCGTACTGCTGATGAGTGTATCTTGATACCCACTGGGCATCCTTGCCGCCTGCTGCGGTGATGGGCTGTCCACAGTCTGAGCATATCATCCGGGCTCCCTGCTGCTCGGGGATAAACGGACGGACGCGAAGTCCGCCGACGGTATCACGCCCGAACTTGACAGTCGGATCATAGTAGATCTGAATCGCTCTTCCTGACCACTCCTCGATGTAAGGTGTGCCGAAGAGCTTCTGAATCGTCTTCATGTTGGTCTTGTTAAGGATAAAGGGCTTCTGATCGCGCAGGCGAGCGACGACCTCGACCTCCTTCTTCCCGCCTGTACCTGTGACCTCTTCCTGAGCCACGTACTCAATCACGGCTATCAGATCACCGCCTCCGGGCGGCAGCGAATAATCACCGAGATAGTTCGGATTCGTCATTTTCTTCCAGTGCGTCTTTTCCATTACTCTCCGCCTTTCCGCAGCTTATTGTAGTAGAAGTTGAGCTCCTCCACGCAGCTGCATTTATCAAGTATCTCCTCCGGGGTAAGAATGATGCCCCGGAGGCTCTCACAGTCACCGCGCATCGCAGTGATCCTTCTTATCTTGTCCGCTATCTCAGCGGCCTTTTCTCTGGGCGTCATATCAATCCCCCTTCTTATCGGGAAGAACCATTGCTATCCTTGTGGACATCTTGAACGACTCTGAGGAAGATACAGCGATCTTATATATGTGTGTAAGTGCATCTTCATGGGATATGGACATCAGATTCGCCAGATAATCAGCCGAAGCGTGCAGCATCGTCACGCACTCGACGCACGTCTCCTTGATGTCCACCGGCTTGATCTGTACGTTAAGCTTCGTATCATCTACCTTTATGCTAAGCATTGACATTTCTCCTTTTCTGTGATAATATTAACTTGTACTCTTTTTTGCTCCCTTCGGGGAGCTTTTTCCTTATCTCCGCTTATATGTATCTTTATCAACGCGGACATATCCTGCTTCAAGAGCAGCCTCGTCGTGGAGCTCGTCGAGAAAGTTGACATATATCTTACCGTCCGGCTCCGGGAGCTCGTCTTTGCTGCAATCAAGTACGATGCCGAATTTGTAGCCGTAGTAGTGAAGATGCAGCCAGTCATGTACCTCACTGAATTTCCGGACGCCTGAGAATACAAGGCAGCTCCTTCCGTATCTGTCTGTAAAGTCCTCATTTACTGTCACCTGGCTCACCCTCCCATCTGATAAGATAGCTGTTCTCCATCGGAGTCCTCTCGCTGATCCAGTTCTTAACAGCATCAGGAAGGCACTTGAACTGAGCCTTGCACTTATACACCCGCTCGTCGCCGAAGAGCCTGTGAAGGTAGTACACAGTATACCAGGGATACATCGACTTACGGTATTCAACTCTGACGATAGTGTCGTCGTCGGCTATCGACGGTCCCTCAAACGAACGGTTTGTGTCAACGATGCAGGGCATCTTAGTAAAAAAATCCTTTGTTGAAGCCATTATTTCACCCCCATAGTATCAAGCAGCTCCCGCAGCTTGTCTCCGAGACGTTTCAGCTCGGCCTCGGCTGAGTCTCTTATCGTGACGAGCTCACGGATGCGCCTGCCTATCTGCTCAACGGATTCATCTGCCTCTGAGGGGCTGAGCGGCTGTCTTGCCTCTTCCTTCCTCGGCCTGACCTGTCTCGACGCCCGGCTCGCCCTGCTGCCGTCATTGGTTCCTTTAAGCTCCCGGAGATCAACGCCCTGCATCCTGAGGATGCTCTTGATCTCGTCCTCGTCAACGGCGTTCAGCTCGGCACAGATCTTGATCTGAGCCCTCTGATCCTTGGCCTGCAAGATGTTGGTCTTTATCTCGCCCTCTGTCATCTGCACTCTTACACACCCCCTTTCAAGGTTTTAACCAGCGCCCCTGGGTGAGGTTGAAGATCCAGACACCCTCGGAATATCTGTCTCTGACAAGATCAGGCGCAGGCAGCAGTATCCAGTCCAAGCGCAGCTTGCGTCCCTCTATGTGCTGCTGCATCTCCTCAGGCGTCGCGCTGATAGTCAGCAGTCTCTCTCCGAGTATTACTTCTTCTTCGAGCTTCATACTATACCTCCCACGGGACAACGTCCGTTATTATCTCATTCTCGGCAATAGCCACCCCGGAAATAGCCTTTTCCGCAGTCTCCGCGTAGCGTGTGACCTTCCGGGTTTCCCCGAAGGCTGCCATTATTGTTATCGTCCAGAGTTTCATTTTCCTAAAGCCTCCAATCCCTTCTTTGCAGATGCGTCCCAGTCCACGCCGGAGGCGACAACGCGCTTATAATACCTCACAAGGCCTTCCTCAACGATCTTCCGGCGGCGTGCGTACTCTTCCGGCGTAAGAACAGGGCGGTATACCCTGACAACGGCCTTGTCGGTCACGGTCTCTCTCACCAGTACGTAAGTATCATCATTCTTCTTAGCCATACTAACAGCTCCTTTCATCGGTATTAGATTCTATGCTGCACGGACTGTCCGTCTTTCCTGTCAATTCTTTTCTCTCCTTCTCCAGTACTCTAACACTTCCCATAAGCTCAGCTGCACGCCGGCTGTAATATGATACAAGCGCCAGATTGGCATCGATAAGATTATCAATCTCCTGCAATCGAGTCATTCTTCCTAACCTCCTTTCCGCAGCGGGGACAGTACCGGTACTCGCACTCCCCTCCGGCGGTCTTTTTATACGCCTGATATGCCGTTCCCCTGCAATAGGGGCAGATGAACACCTGAGACTTTGTCCGGTTCGGATCTGCTCTGATCCAGCCTTTCATCACAGCCATTCCTTCACGTAGAGCTTGCACTCGCCGTCGGTCTCGCTGATGCGGTCCTTTGCTGCGAGCCTGATCTCCTCCATAGAGTCAGAGGTGCAGATCAGCTCCCCGGTGTCAAAGATGTCCGTCTCATAGATGTCCCAGAGCTCATATTTCATCGTCCTCGTCTCCCTCCTCTACTATCTCCATATTGCGGAAGGCATAGGCGATCATGTCAGAGACGGTCTTGACCTGAGACTCCTTCGTAATGTTCATCACGGTCTCGATCATCATAGCTGCCTCCTTGTTGCACTTGACGACCTTTGTCTCCTTGTATTCCCTGATAGCGTGCTTCTTGACCTTGAATGTCTCAAGCTCCACAGGTGTTACGTTCTTCTTACCCATAGTTATTCTCCTTTCATCTGTTCTGAGCCACGCTGACAACGACTGCCAGCAGCATATTGGAAAGCGCGTCTATCATACGTCTGTCCCCGGGCGTGAGCTCGTTGTAGAGCCTCTCAAAGTTCTCAGGGGATGTGCTGCGGTTATCCTCCGCCTTAGCGATGTTCATGTTCTCGTTCATATTTACACCTCCTTGTCAAAGTATTCGATGCCGTTGAAGTAATGCCTGTACTTCTTCATCAGCTCCGGTGTGAGGTCTGTGAAGTCCTCCCCGTCCTCGCAGCAGAGGAAGAACGCGCCTCTGATGACCGTGCGGCTGTCAACGTGCCTGTTCTGCTTCTGCTCAGGCTTCAGGAGCCCTTCCTCGTCGCATACCAGGAGGACATTATCGTCGAAGGGCTTTATCACCTGTATGTACCCGCCGACGGTCTCCTGCATTGCTTCAAGCGTGTCCGGGATGTCCTTTTCATAGGGACGCTTTCCCGGTTCGATTACCAGTATGTTCATAACTTACCTCCTTGACTGTCCCCTCCGGCGTTGCTATAATGAAAGCGGAAGGGGGTGAAATAATGTGAATTACAATGATCTCCATGAGTTTACATGGAACGAACTGTCCTCTCTAAGTTGGGACGAACTCAGTCTCAAAGCCGACGAGCTGATTGAAAAACTTCGGAACGATAACAGAGAATTGCCTGTTTCTGCTATCGAAAAGTTACAGGAGCTTTGCGACAGACTACCTGAGAACGCCCCGGAAATAAAGAAAGGGATGACACTTTCTGATGCTTGCAATCTTTTGAATTTCATTCTCAATTACATTACCAAACTGCCGGAGATTGCCGAAAAATATGCTCCTGTCGCAGAAAAGATAATTGAGCTTATTGCAAAGCAGTTCATTTAACCTCAATGTCCGCTGCCTTATTGGCGGCGGATTCTTCTTTCATGTGGTTATTCACAAGTTCTGTAACATTTGGACAAGTTCTCAGAACCTCCAGAATCGCGGTCTTTTCTTTTGAATCCGAATTTTCTATCAGGTCCGCGAATGATCGAAATATCTCTGCAAGAGCTTTCATTGTTTCATTATCATTCTGTTCCATGTTCATCCTTCCCCCCTCCTTTCCTCATCTCTTCACACATCCGGCTCCCTTGCCAACGGGATGCTGCGGCTGTTTTTCTGCCTTGGTTTCTTTTCCTCGTAGGGATTTGTCGCTTGCAAGATTATAATTCACATTGTCGCTGTGAACTTACAACAGTATTATATCATCG